GTTGGATGCGACACCCTGCTTGTAGCCCTCGGAGTGGCAGATGATGTTCTGCTCGGTCAGACCATATTCTTTGCAGAGATAGGCACAAAGTTCGACGGCCTCACGGTACACCTTCTGGAAATAGGTGCTGTCCGTGAGACCGTCCTCGCAGATTTCAAAACCGATATGGGTGTTGTTGGCACTGCCACCGGCGTGCCATCCACGGTGATTCCACGGCAAGGTCTGGTATGTGGCAATCGTGCCGTCAGCCAGTTTGCCGATGAAAGCGTGGACGCAGACCTCTCTGCCGCCGGGGTGATAGGTATTCCAGTGATTGCCGTACTGGTTTTCACCGAGCAGACCGTCATTGGGACCAACGTATCGCCGAAGGTTGGGGTTGTTCGCTCCAGTGGAATGAACCATGATGCCCTTGACGGTGATGGTTCTGCCAGCCTTGTAGCAGGCATTTTCCGTAAGGTAAAGTTTATGCAGATTCATCGTTCTTGCCCTCTCTGTCGTGCAGCTGCTCCAGAACCTCCTTCAGCTTTTCAGGGATCGGCAGTCCCAGATGGGCAGAGTTTTCCAGAATACTGACACCTTCATTGGACAGATAGAAGAAAATGACTGCGGTTCGCAGCACTCCACCCTGGCCGAGGACATAGACATCCACAATGTTGCCGATGCCCACGAGGGTGAAAATAAGAACCTTCCTGCAGATGCCTTTGAACCCGACAGAACTGGAGAGGTTCTTGTCCGTAACGGCGCACATGACGCCAGTGATGTAGTCGATCACCGTAAAGGCGATCAGGGCATACAAAAAGCCATCCACACCGCCCAGGAACCATCCGAGAAAGCCACCTACGGCGGTAAATGCAAGCTGGATGCCAGACCAGATTTGTTTCATAGTGTTGTCCTCCTTTACTCTTCAATAAAATGAATAAACGGCATCAGCAGCGTGATGTCGTTTACAGAAATACAGAGTTTTTCAGTGATGGGGATGTCGATCACTTCCACATCGGGTGTGACTTCCATATCAAGCAAATCATCCAAGTCGTTGATTGCTTTGGTTTCGTTTTCACCCTCGAAATGATAGTTTCCATCCTCACCGGGCGTACCGTACTTTTCAAAGATTTTGATACGCTGCTCCGAGAAAAAGTCTGCTTCTTTCTGGAGTGCATTCATCATCTTTTTCAAACGGTACGCCAGATGCAGGCTGAGATCCCCGGCAGATACTTTAGACAGAGCGGAAATTGCGTGTACAATGCTTCTCAGTTTGATCGTCATGTTGTGTCCTCCTTATCCAATGAGACCATATTTTTTTAGTGCTGTAATCAGAGTTGCGACGGTAGCACTGTTGGATACCGTCTGGCGTGCCACAGGAGTTGTGCTGAAAAAGCCGATTTTGGAACTGTTGGTGCTTCCGAGTTTCACAGTATTTGAGCCAAGATAGGCGTAATGCCAGTAATACGTTGATGTTCCTAAATAGGAAGGATAAGTTGTGGAAGTACTGCTGGGGCGCAATTCACGAGAGGTGTTGCAGAGATTATAGTAACTGGTACTACCACCCATTTTTACCTCCTTGCCTGCGAAATCGCTGCCACTGGACAAAGCCGTACCATTGACACACAAGTTTGAACCGCTGGCAGTCAAATACACAGACGCGCTCAAATACAGTTTTGAAATATAGCCCGTGTCCCAATAATAGGTAGAAGAACCCAGACGATTGACTGCTGCACCATTGGCCACGATTTCAAAAGTGCCACCGTTGTAGCCGATAAATCCATCATTGCTCTTGGAATTTCGGATCGTGACCGATTCGCACCAAACGTCACCAAAGGGATAGGAGATATTCCCCAGATCCCAGTCAACGATGGTAGCTGGACGAACACAGTGGTTTTCGGTATCCACAATCAAAGCGTGAGTGCCAACACCACCCCAGGTTGCCATTTTGATCTGCGTTCCGGCAAAGATATAGACATAGTCATAGTTCCAGGTGCCGTCACCGCCAATATACATGGTGCTGGAGGTGTATTCCTTCAGACTGACCTTGCCAGATTCTGCATAGATAATCTTTACCTTCAGCGAGGTGGTATCAATGCGGTCGGCAGAAATCGTGCCGGTCGTGATGTTCGCACCGTTGATGGTAGTCTTGCCAGAGGTGCTGAGTGCCGAAAAGGTCACATAGCCGGATAGGTCGATCTTGTCTGCTACCAGCTTGATGGCACGGTCGGTCATGGTGAAGTTGGAAGAGGATGTGCCGCTGGCAATGAGCCAGTTGACTTTGTTGGCGGTCTGGGACACAGTCGAAATATCCCCTTCAGCATTGGACACTCTGGTTGTGATCGAAGTGAGACTCTGGTTGATCGTAGAGATCGAGCCTTCGGTGTTTTCAATGCGGGTATTGAAGCCACTAACGGTCTGGGAGAGTGTGGAGATATTGCCCTCGGCATCTTCGATACGAGTATTGAAGCCACTGACCGTTTGGGAAAGCGTAGAGACTGCGCCTTCCACGTTCTCAATTCTGGTGCTGTATCCACCAACCGTAAGAGAAAGGTCTGCCACAGCGCCCTCGGCAGATTCGATACGGGTATCAAACCCACGCACAGTCAGCGAGAGGTCAGCAACTGCGCCTTCTGCATTTTCGATACGAAGGTCGAAGCCAGACACGGTCTGCCGCAGTTCGGACATATCTCCTTCAATGGTTTCTATGGTGGATTCCATTCGACCGTCCGCAGCACGAAACTCTTGCCGGATACGGTCAAGTTGGGTCACCGTAGATGCCATCAGGTTCGGAACGTAGTCGCCGACCTCGACTCGGACGGTATACCGATAGAAGGGGTTGTAGGTGATACTCACAATGCGGGTATCCACATTCACGCCCATCGGCGTGTAGGTGATGTTCACTTCATCACCGGCCTGCAGGTCGGCCATCTTGAACAGAGAGATTTCATAAGCCGCAGTGTTCTCACGGGAATCCAGAGTGACGGAAAGGTCTGTCACATTTTCGCCGTCCATGAGAACCTTTCTGGTGGTGCTACCTCGATGCTTGCGGAGATTGATGGCATAGCCGTCATACTCCACTTCGCATCCGCAGGCATCAATGAAACGCATGAGCGCATTTCTGCGGTTCAGCGTTCCCTCTGTGAAATAGCACTCCACACGCTCGGTGGCTTCACAGACACCGATGGAAAAAGGTGTGTCATCGAGCAGTTCGTGAAGCCCTTCCATCGGTGTCCCTTCAAAGACAAAGGTCACGAGGTTGTATTTCTCGTCATTGAGCAGATAGGAAATGTGTTCGCATTCTGCGGTGGTGACGGGAAAACCACCTGTGATTTTCCGGCTGACACGGACAATGTTGTAATACTGTCCGTCCAGCTTTGCGGTAAGCCCAGGTCGCATTCCCTGGGAGCGGGAGATCAGAGAGGAAAAGGAAAGCGTCCTCTCACCGGACAATTTGTCCACCAGACTTGCCCCCAACACGCGGGGTAACGAATATAAAAGCGTACTGCCGTTATAAATCTCAAGCGCCATATCGATTTCCTCCTTCCTTAAGCTGTACCGAGATTTCGGACATAGACGGCATTTTGCGACCACTGGATCTCTGCCAGAATCCGTGCCAGTGTCGTTCCGTCAATGGTCAGCGGAATGGTCACATTAAAGGCACGGTCACCGCCGCCCACGGCTGTTGCCATACCATCCAAGCTGGCATCCACATCGAAGTCGGTGGGAATCGCTTTCTGCATATCTTCCTCAACGCCCTTCATGGCATCCACGAAGCCAACACCAATACCGGCACCCATGTTTTCGCCGATCCCAGCAAAAACCGTAGACGGAGAATGAATGCCCAGCAGGGATTTCACACCGCTTACAACACTGTTCACCAAAGAGGATGCCTTGTCATAGAGCCAGGATGCCATACTGGAAATACCCTGTCCGATGCCCTTGATCATGTTTTCACCGACTTCCATCAAGTCAGGAATGCCCTCAGAGAACCCCTGGACAATGCTGGTGATTATCTGAGGAATGGCTCGGACAATTTCTGCAATGATCTGCGGCAGATTTGCTACCAGAGATACAAGTAGCTGAACACCCGCTTCAATGATCTGAGGGATACTGCCGATGATAGCTTCCACAATGGCCGTGATGATTTGGGGCAAAGCGGTCACAATGGTTTCGATGATTGTGGGAAGTTCCTGCACCAATGCCACAAGCAGGTCGATGCCTGCCTGGATAATCAGAGGCAAACCCTCCATCAAAGCAGTGATGATGCCCTCAATAATCTGCGGAAGCACTTCCACGATGGTAGCAATGATGTCCGGCAAAGCAGAAACCAAAGAAGTCAGCAACTGAATGCCCGTTTCAATAATCTGCGGGATCGCAGCCACAAGGAACTCCACGATGGCTGTAATGATGGCAGGCAGTGCCTCCACCAGCGTGGGAATGGCGGCAATTAAGCCTTCTGCCAATCCTGTGATCAGCTGCAACGCGGCTTCGAGCAGGAGCGGGATGTTTTCCAGAAGGGTCTGTACCACGGTGGTGATCATCTGCACGACTGCGGGAATCAACTCCGGCAGTGCTTCAGCGATGCCGGATGCCAGGGTTGCAACCATCTGAATCGCGGCTTCTACCAGTGCAGGCAGGTTTTGAATGATGCCGTCCACCAGAGCAAGAAGCAGCTGTAAAGCACCCTCGGTAATTTGGGGCAAAGCGGAAATGATACCCTCCAGAATGGTCATGACCATTTGCACGGTAACATCAATCAGCATGGGTAGATTCTCGATGATGGCATTGCCAATGGAGCCGATAATGTCAGCACCCAGCTGAATGAACATGGGAAGTTGCTCTGTGATAATGCCGGTGATCTCACCGACAGCGTCACCAATTGCTGCGCTGATTGCATCGAAGTCACCGTCTGCCTGGTTGATGGCGTTGGACAGTGTGGAGAACACGTCCGTGATCGCGGCAGATACACCGCTGACCGTAGGCAGGAAAACACCCTCGATGGAGCGTTTCGTTCCTTCGAGGGCAGAGTCCAAATCGTTGTATTTGATTTCGTTGATCTGGGAAAGTGCGTCATACACATCCATCGTGCCGCTCTCCATGCCGGAAAGGACGGGCAGCACATTGGCTTCCAGATCTTCATACATCGTTCCGAAGAGACTGACGGCAGCAGTGTTCTTCGCCATTGGGTCTTCCATGCTCTCCAGAGCGGACAACACCTCGAAGAAGGCTTCTCTGGCAGAGTCACCGCCTGCGGCAAATTTGCCCATCATCTCCTCGGCATTCAACCCGAGGGAGGTAAAGGCATCAATAGTGGTCTGGCTGCCGTCCTTGGCTCGGATGTTGAACTCCTTGACAGCGTCACCGACCTTGTCGATGGAGAAAACGCCGGCTTCTGCACCGTTCACCAGACTGGTGAGGAATTCATCCGCAGACAAGCCCAGGGCGGCATACTGTGCAGAGTATTCATTCAGGGTATCAAGCAGGTCGCCGTTCTGGTCGGCACCGTTCTGAGCGCCGACTGCAATGATGTTGTAGGCTTCCTCGGCAGACAGACCGAAGTTTTTCATCAGAGCGTTGACGGTTCTGGCCGACTCCTGCATATCGTAGCCAAAGGTGTCACGTAGAGCAAAGCCGGACTCCGTGGCCTTTTCCAGTTCATCGCCCACAAGCCCTGTGGTCTTTTGAACTATGGACAAACCCTCTGCAACATCAGTCAGGCTGTCACCAAAGTTGTGAGTATATACCCGCTGTGCAACCTCACCCAAGGCTTCCAGTTCCGTACCGGTCGCACCAGTAGAGGCGGAGATTGTGTTGACTGCCTTGTTGTATTCATCACCCAGGGAGATGAGTTCCTTGCCTGCCGTAATGACAGCAGCGCCAATGGCAGCAATGGCCGTGCCAATTGCCGCACCAATGCCGCCAGCGATACTGCCCAGCTCCTCAAACTTGCCACCAGCCGCTTCTGCCTGCTCTCCGGCTTCCTCTACGGAATCACCGAGTTCATCCACATTGCCATCGGCGTCCGCAAACGCATCTGACATATCCCGAATGGCTTGTTCATTGGATGAGAGTTCCTTCTCCATGCCGTTGAGGGTAGCCTTTGCCTTGTTCAGCTGGATCTGCCAGTTCTGGGTTCGGCGGTCATTTTCTCCGAAGGAGTCGGCTGCATTCTGGAGCGCACGTTCCAGGGTAGCGATTTTCTGCTTCTGGGCATCAATAGATTTGCCGAGTGCTTCATTTCGGGCGGTCAGCGATTCAACAGATTTGTCCTGCTTGTCGAACTGCGATGCCACCAGTTCCATTTCGGAACCAAGCACTTTGAACGACTGATTGATATCGGCAAGGGCTTTCTTAAATTCCTTCTCGCCTTCAAGACCGATTTTCAGACCAAAATCATCTGCCATCTGACCACCTCCTTAGATCCCCGGCGGGATGATATCGTCAATGAAAAGTTCGCGTTTGGGTTTTGCCATACCGTGGAACTGGCGGTGGCACTCCCAAAGATCGAGTAAAAGACCAAACGGCGTCAGCCACACCTCATCAAAGGACAGGTGTAGCTGCGCCGTTCCGAAATACAAAAGTCGGGTAAAGACTTCTTCGTCCGTTACCCGACCACTGCGTTTTTTGCGTCTTTCTCACTTTCAACATTCCGCTTGGTGCCACGGAACATGGCTTCCATGATAGCGGTCTTATACTGCGCCAGTTCCAGAGGAGTGGTCAGAAGTTCGACCATCTCACAGGTGAGCAGCTCTTTCTTTTCGGAAGGATTGTGGAGATTGTGAATGAGGACACTCTGGTTGGAAAGCAGGGTGATAAGCCACACGATCTCATCCAGAGCCATCTCAAAGTTCTCAGACTTCATCAGCTTCTGACCGAGGTTCTCCAGACCACCGTAACGACCGGCGATCTCTTTGGTAGCCTTTGTGGTCAGGATCATTTCATAATCAATGCCGCCGATCTGAATGACGGCGCTTCTTTCGTTATCCATGTGTCAGTCCTCCTTTACGCAGATGCAAAGCTGGGTTCGTAGACGTTCTTGTACCAGTTGGTGATGGTTTCAGCGGCAACCTCCGTGTCGCCCTCGGTGACTTCTGCCTTCCAGGGATGCTTTCCCTTGGCATCCAGCTTGTTACGGCGCATGATGGTACCTTCGATGGTGGGCGTAGAGAACGTAATGCTGTCACCCTTGGTGGCAAGGTTGGTGGCGGGAATACCGAATTTTACCTTGTAAAGCCAGTAATACTTGTATTTGCCGTTGGCCTTTTTCGCTCGGAAAGCAACAGCAACGGGAGTGCCGCCATCCTCGGATGTAGAAATCAGCACATGGTTATCGTCAATAGTAGCGCCGGTGAGGTCGGATGCAACGGTGGAGCCGATATCATCAATGCCCAGAGCCAGCGTACCGTTTTTGAACTCCTTCACAATCTCTGCTGCGCCGTCATCAGCATACAGGA